AGAGCCCACCCTGGGCGACATCGCCGGCATGCTGGCCGAAATCCTCGGCTACATGAAAAAGGACGTGGTCGAGGACGCCGTCGAGGACATGGGCGCCAAAAAGGACGAGAAGTCCGAGATGGCCGCCCAGCCCGTCGAGGAAAAAACCCAACTTTCAGAAAAGGTCGAGAAGGATGCCGCGGGTGCGGCGCCCGTCCCGGCCCAACACGCGGACGCCAAAGTGTCGCGCGCCGAGATCCTCACGCAGTTCAACCAGGAGAAAAACCACGCCAAGCGCGTGGAGCTTCTCCGCAAGCTGGGCGTCTAACGCCCGAAGGACAATAACATGGCCAACACACTCGGAACGACCAATGCCAATGTGATCGCCCAGCGCGCGCTGGAGATCCTGGTTTCGGATTACTCGTTCCTTTCCAATAGCGTCACTGACTTCTCCGACTCCGCGGCGAAGTTCAACGCCTCCATCTACACCCACCGCGTCAGCGCCCTGACGGCCCAAGACTACAGCCAAGCCAATGGCTACGTCGCCACCGCCGCCACGCAGACCGACGTGCAGATCACCCTGGACAAATTCAAGCACGTTTCCTACGACGTGGACGACCAGGAGCGCACCACCTCCAACATCAACCTGATCGAGCGTTTCGCCGGCGCCGCCGCGCACGCCCTCGGGTTGCAGATGGTGGGCGACCTGCTCGCGCTCGTCACCAGCTCCAGCTACACCAGCGCGATCACCGTCAGCTCGGCCTCGTTCAGCTACGCCTGGGCGGTTTCGGCCGGCGTGATCCTCAACAACAACAAGGTCCCGACCAACGACCGCTACGCGGTGCTCTCGCCCGCGTTCTTCGGCACGCTCCTCAAGGACAGCAACGTGGTGGCGAATCCGCAGATCAGCGGCGACGCCGTCCGCAATGCCGGCCTCGGCAGCGTGGCGGGATTCAACATCAACCAGTACTCCGCGATCCCCAGCAACAGCATCACCCTCGGCGGATTCTTCGCCCAGCGGGAAGCCCTGCTCATCGCGGCCCGCGTTCCGGAAGTGCCGTCCAACGTCACCATCCCGGGCGACATCTCGGTCGTCACCGAGCCCCGGACGGGCCTGTCCGTCCAGGTGCGCGAAGCCTACTCGGTGCAAACCGGTAAGCTGCAGCGGACCTACGCGCTGATCTACGGCGTGAAGGCCGGCGAGACGTCCAGCCTCGTGCGGATCAACGGAGCCTAACCTCCTTGGAAGGGGCGGCGGATTGAGCAATCAGTCCGCCGCCCTTTCTCCTTACCTGAGATCCTAACATGTCCGAGTTCACCGATTGCCTCAAAGACGCCCTGGCCGTCGCCTACGACCAGTTCGGCACCGCCGCCACCTTCGGCGCCACCTCCGTCACCGGCGTCCTTTCCACCATCACCCGCCGGGAAAACCTTGAGCTGCACGGCTACGATCTGGACCTCAACGCCACCTTCACCGCCGACAAGGCCGTCATGGCCACGCCGCCGTCCATCGGCACCACCGCGCTGGTCAACAGCGTCACCTACCGCGTCATTAGCCTGGATACCAACCACGCCTGCTACGTCATCGGCCTGCGCGAGGGTTAGCCGCCATGCCCCGAGATCCTCAACTTTCCATCTATCTCATCGCCGGCAACGAGGCCAAGTACATCGGCCGCTGCCTGGACGCCTTTAGCAAATACGCGGACGAGCTCGTCGTCTGCATCGCCCGCGGCGGCCTGAACGACGACGGCACCGAGGAGATCGCCAGAAGCAAGGGCGCCAAGATCGTCCACTACAAAAACGATCCGGCCAACGCCGGCTGGCCCCACGTCGATCATTTCGGGAAAGCCCGCCATACGGCCCTGGAGGCCTGCACCGGGCAGTTCGCCATGTGGGTGGATGCCGATGACCTTCCCGCCGCCGGCCTTAAGGAACGACTGAAAAACGCGATGAAGACGCTGCAGGAACGCGAAAAGCTGGGGATATACGCCGGCGTCTACGCCGTGCTTAACGCCAAGCTGAACCCCGTCAGAGAACGCCTGGTCAAACGCCTGCCGGACGGATCGTGGTCCGGCCGCTGGCACTATGCCGTGCACGAGGCCCTGTTGCCGCTCCCCGGATACGAGGTCGTCGGCGAGCAGAACCCGTGGGTCGAACACCACGTGGACGGCTACAAGCCCGCCAGCGCGGACAGAAACATGCGCATCCTGGAAAGCCAGCTGGGCGAGGCCGGCAAGTATGCGTACTACCTGCAGCAGGAGCTTTTTCTTTCCGGCCAGCGGGACAAGTCCTCCGCCTGGTCCCACGTCTCCGCGCTGTGGCCCACGCAGGAGCCCACGCTCCGCTACGAGTCCTGGTGCAACTACGGCGCCGTCCAGGCCGCCACGGAACAGCGCATGGCCGCCTACGCCCGGGCGCATCAGGCCAGCCCCGGCCGCCGGGAGGCGCTTTACTACATGGCCCGGGAGGAAGCGTCCGCCGGCAAATGGGGCGCGGCCTTCCACCTGCTGAAAGCCGCCATGGTGCAGCCGGATCCCGGCATCACCCAGTGGAACGCCCAGCGGCAGATCTATGATTTTGAGTGCATTGACCTGTACATCGCCGCCGCCCGCGCCGTGGGCGACACGGCCGAAGCCGAAAAAATCGAGGCCCAGTGGCGCAAAACCAAGCCCGTCAAAATCACCGTCTGCCACGCCACCCGCGGCCGGCCGCAGGAGGCCATCAACGCCCGCATCCTGTGGATGAAAAAAGCGGCCGATCCGGGAAGCATTGAATGGATCTACGCCACCGACGAGGACGACGACAAGGCCGCCGCCCTCAAGCCGTGGGGACCCGTCACCGGAAAGGGCGGCTGCATTGCCGCCTGGAACCGCGCCGCCGAAAAGGCGAGGGGGGAGATCATCATCCAAGGCAGCGACGATTGGGATCCGCCGCTGTGGTGGGACAAAATCGTCGCCGACCGCATCGGCGACACCACCCGCGAATCCGTCCTGGCCGTCAGCGACGGGCACCGCCAGGACCAGCTCCTGTGCCTAGCCATCCTCACGCGCAACCGTTACCTGAAGCAGGGCCAGCTGTTTGCGCCGGAGTACGACGCCAGCTCCGGCATCTTTTCCGATAACGAGTTCACCGTCCGGGCCTACGCGGATCAGTGCGTGATCGAGGCCCGCGACGTCGTCTTTACCCACAACAATCCCATGTTCACCGGCCAAAAACCGGACGCGGAGTTCCTGCGCCACAACGCCGCCACCAATTACGAGATCGGCAAAAAAATCTTTGAGGCCCGCAACCCGTCGGCCCAATGATCCACACCCACAACGCCCTGCGGCTGGGCGATAACCTGGTTCAGCTCAACTTTCTGCGCCGCGCCTGTCTGGCCGATCCCGCGCTGGAGGTCACCCACTACCATCACCCTCAGCTGTGCAAGTTTGAGGAGATCGACGCCTTGCGGTCCGACATCTCAACACGCCTGCGGATCCGGCCCATCGATCAGGCCCCGCCGGAAAGCATCGACAGCTGGCGCAACGCCGGCGGCTGGTGGGAACGCCACCCCGACCGTCTGGATTTTGCCGCCTTCCACCTGCAATGGTTTGCGGAGCTGGCCGCCCGCATGGGCATCCCCAACCCCGTCCGCTCCGCGGCGGACCTGCTGCTGGATTATCCCACGCTGGACTCCTTCATTCCCATGGCGCCGGACTGCGACGTGCTGGTCATCAACTCGCCCGGACTTTCCGGACAGTTTTTAAATTACAAGGAACAGGATTTCCGCGACCTGATTGCCCGGCTGGTGCTCAAGGGCCACCGCGTTATCTCCACCGCGCCAACCGGCCTTTGCCCGCATTTTGAAAACAGAAACGTCACCTTCATCGGCGCCGCCTCCACCAAGGCCAAAGCGATCGTGGGCACCAGCACCGGCCCCAGCTGGCCCTGCCTGAATATCCACAACCAGGCCAAGCCCATCATCCTCTGCGCGGACGTCGAGCAAGTCATCCTCACGCCGCGCACCCGCATGGCCAAGAGCGTCTATCACGCCATCCACCTGCTGGAGGGCGAGGGGATCCTGTGACCTACCGGGACGAGCTCACTCTGGCCATGGACAATCTGGCCGCAGACAAGGCCACCCGCTTCATCGGGTATGGCGTGAAAATCGGCGGC